CAATTATGACATTTCACAAACAAGTCTTGCTTCTTTGCGTAAATGAACATTCGTTTTTTTGATCTATTTTTTTGAGAATCACCACAAATAGGACATCGTGAATTCCAAAGATTTTGTCTAACCTGTTTGAATAGGTCTAGGCGAGAGGATATTAATCCTACATATTTTTGATCTGTATATAAACTCATACTGTATTATATCACGAAATACTGATATGTCAAGTCAGTTTATTTTCAGGCGTCTATCCACCTTTCTTATACTACTTTGTCCTTGATTATAGATGTATACTTCCTTAATGGGACCTTCTATGTTCTTATCCCAATAGTCTAGGAATCTAGTAATGCGAGGATACTCTGGTAATTGATCATCAGTCTGCCATACGAATTCATTTACTATATGTAAATAATCTGGAATATAATATACTACTTGAACAGTAGCAACTGTCCATTTATGTATGTGAATATATGCCATATCATTTCCGTTTTAGTTCCAACTCTCTTGCTATCCACATTTTTGCGGCGGGTTTATTTGGTGGGCGTTTCATAATCTTTCCAACTGCACTAAAGGCTTTTCGAAATACATCCTCACCTGCTCTATTATTAACAATTTCAACAAATCCTCCAGAAAACATATTAGCAAGGCCTTGTTTAACTGATTGTACCTCTTCCCATGTTTTTATAACAACCTCGTCAAGAAGTTTTCTGGATCTTTCAGAATTTTGTTGGAGAGCGATATCAAGAGATGTATTGACAAATATCATATAGCTGTCATAACCAACATCATGAAGTCTTTTTCTTCTCATAGTAATTCTTCGTAGATCATGGGCAGTACCATCTATGACTAATCCTAATCTACCGTGTACCCATAACTGTTCCCGTTTTAGGGTGATCTTTTTTGCTTTTTCTCTAATACCCTCTTTTTTCTCTGTTTCTATATCATTATATGACTTCATATCGAGAGACATTTCAGCCTTCATCAATCCAAATTCTAATTGTTCATCTGAATTGACAACTTTCAATCCGAAAGGGCCTGTCTTGCCTGGCTTAAGTTTATTCATGTCTTCATGCCATTCAAACTTACCAGCAGCAGAACCTGTTGCTTTTTCTGCTGAATATGATTTACCAGAACCGGCACCACCTGCTAGGAAGAATGCTTTAAAGATTCCAGGATCATATACACCCTCTAAGAGTTCTTGTTTAAAGTTTCCGAACCTCATATTTCCGATCTCGTAACTTGCATTATTTTTGTTTTTTGAGCTTCTAAAATTTCAATTCTATTGGGCCATTTTATGTATTCTTTGGTATCACCATCTTTCTGTAGATTTGTTATTAATGGAAAAACCAATTTCTCTATAGCTAACATACGTGCCTTATATGTTTTACTTAAATCTTTCTTTCTCTCTTCAATCTCTTTGACTACTGTGGACATATCTTGTGAAGATTTTTGAAGACTCTGTACTGCTTCTAACTGTTCCATCTTTAGAATCTTCTGTACATCTTTATCTAACCATTCAAGTTTATCCATAATTGGAGTTAAGTCTGGTGGTTCAGCAGTAACAGATTGTACTTGAGATGCAGTCAGACTATCTAACTTTCCTGATGTTCCTTCTAACAGACTTTCAAGACTTTCTAGTTTGAGAATCTTGTCAATCTTTGGTGACATACTCTCTAAGAACTTCATGATCTCATCTTGTTTTCCTACTGACTTTTTTGCTTCTGAAGAAGCAATTCTTGAATCTCCTGTCGCATCATTAAGCTGCGCCAGGATATCTGCTGTCGTTTGTGCACGTTCTTCATCCTGTTCTAGAGCAAGAATTTTATCTAGTTTATCGGAATTAGTAGATACTGCCTTTGCAAGTGAATCTTGTTGTTCTTGAGAAAATCCAAACTCTGCACTAGGTAAATCTTTTTGAGTAGCCAAATGTGACATGATTTGTTCTATTTTAGAGTCCATTGATGCTAACGCGTCTGGACTAGCAGAACCTCCACTTCCTGTGTTTTCTCCATCGGTATTGTCTGCTTCGTATTCATCTGCTGTTACAGCACTGAATCCAAAATCAACTAATTCTTCTTCTGCCATTATTTTCCTTCTATTCTATTAAAAAATTCTATAGATTTTATAATATGTTCAATCTGATCTGTATATGATACCGATTGATATACAAGCAATCCAAATGAAAATAGAACTATGAACCATAAACAGGCAAAAGACATCAATACTAAATTAGATATCAATCGTTGTGAATGTCCTACATCATCGGCCATTATGATTGCTCCTGATACTTAACCCCATCTCGCTCTTCAAGCAGTGCTCTATTTTTCATATGCTCTTCCTCAATTTCCTCTTTACTTCCACCATAATAACCTACTGCATGGCCCGATTCACACATCCATTTGTTTAAATTGGTCCATCCATTAAACTCATGTCCACCTTCTGTACAGTTGATCCAGATTTCTCCAAGAATTCTTCCGAATTTACCTCTACTGTCTTTTTCTGGACATCTGACTTGAACTTCAATATCATTTCTGTCCGACACAATTGCCCAATGTAACCATGACTTAAGGGCGGCCGAGGAGAGTTTTCCATAGAACTTTTCTGCCAAATCACGAGTTCTTGATTCTGGTGTATCGATTCCCAACAAACGGATTCGTCCACAATACCTAACATCGAACCCCAAATCAATAACTGCATCAATAGTATCTCCATCTACAACTTTCTCTATAGCGGTTATGTGGTAAATAAACTCACACGGTTCTTCATTCTTATATTCAGCCATTATTGTCCTTCACTTTTGTTATTTTATTGTAATATTTAGTTATTTTTTCTTTCTGATTTTTACAAACCATGTAGTCCACCCTCCCCCTGCTTTTCTTCTCTTTTTGTTAGGATTATGTTGGTCAATTACTTGTCCGTGATTGTCGTATCGTATCGTAAGAAAAGTTTCTAGTTCAACATCTCCCTGTAATTTTAATAATTGATAATTATTCGTCAGCTGTTTCCTTTAATAGTTATATTTTGGGTTTCCCTAACTATTTATGTAAAATGACTATGCCACAAGTAAAATCGCTACCGCAATAATAAGCGAACAAAGAAGAATTATATGAGTATAATATGTAACAAAAGAGGTATTAAAATACATTTTACCTATTGCAAAACATTTGTGAGCAGGACTTAACATATAACCTGTGTAGTCCACAGCAAAAAATAATGGAAGATATTCAATACCAAAAATACTCGCAAGAATTGCAGTAAATGCAGCAAATCGACTTGATGAGCCTAATAAAAAACTAGCTGCAAAGCCGATCCAAGCAGCTGAAACAATTGACAAATCATTATTTTCTAGGTAAGCTTTTATTATGTCTGTATGTTCTCGTACATAATTACCTAACATAATAATTAATGCTACTACCACAAGTAATTGCCAATTTAACCATTCGACTTTTGTATGTTCTTGTTTTTGTGTTTGTACAATTACATCATCTTCTTTAAGTAATGTGAATATTAAAACAAATGGAACAACAATAGCAATTATAGCTAACGGCCACATTAATTGCATGAATTCTGTATAAGATAAACTTAAAACCGCCATAGGAATAATAACAGATTTTTCGAATGGAGACCAAAGATAATAGTGATGTGTACTTAGGTAATCAATTATACCATAATGTTTTCGCCTCTCATCTTTAGGGGCAATGGTATCTAAAATACCAGCAGAAACAGAAACTCTACCCGCAATAGGCAGTATGCCTGCGACAGCACTTGTTATGACAACAAACAATCTATTAGACGGAACAAATACTGTTAATTTGTTTAATAGAGGATAAATAAGACCATTACGTTGCACATATGCTGACATGACCATTATACAGGCAAGGTACAATACATACCATTGATTTGTGATTAATAAATTTAATATTTTATGCCACTCCATCACTCTCTTCCTCCAGTCTTATTAGAATATTCATTAGAAAGCATAGCAAGATAGTATCCCTTGTGTACTGTATTAAAACTTATAACATATCTTTCATCGGTGGTATTTAAACTTGTTCCATGTTCTAACCAACTCGGGAACAAATACAAATATCCTTCCTGTGTTGGAATAAATCCTACATCAGTATTATATCCTGTATATTTGTCATACAGTTCACACATCTTGTATGGTTGCACAGGATTAGATAATGTTAATTCCACAGAATTTGTAGGTTTTTTTGGATAATATGCACCAGTAACAACACTTCCGGGATGTCTGTGTTCTCTTATACCTACATTCTTATTCATAATACTAACCCAACTATTACTAATTTTGACTTCTGTTAATCCAATTAGTTCTGTATATTCTTCTAAACATTTTTCAAATTCTTTTATTAATAAGCTAAACTCATCGTTTTTTAATATACTAAATTTAGGACTATACGAACTAATACCATCTCCGTCACCGATAAATAACGGAGGCCTTTCCATTATATTTTTATACTTGTCTAAATCTTCTTTAATTTTTTTAGGATCGAGTGGAATTTTAAATTCCATGACTGAGATCGGAAATATGTTATGTATTTTCATGTTTTACTATAGTAATTAAAATTGATGACAACTCTTCTTTTTTCGTCTGTACATGATGTTCCACGATGTTTTAAATTGGTTGGAAATGTGACCATTCTATTTGCAACACTTTCAACTTTTGTACCATCTTCAAATTCAGTATAACCATCATTCGTATTTACATAAAATATAGAAGTTGTCCATTGTTTTATTTTTTCATCTGGTATGTTATTCATATCCATATGAAATTTATTTTCAATTATATTTGATGTTATCGTAAGTAAATTTGCTTTTATCCGATATACTGATATTGGTTGTATTATGTCAAGTATAGGGTTTAATTGTTCCATATATGGAGAGACGTAAAGAGGAGAATTGTCATAAAATAGATGAATGAATTGAAATTTGACTGGATTTTCAGTTTCATCAGCATAATCAATTAACGGATTCCAATACCAAGGAATTTGAAAAAACTTATTACCTAATATTAAATCAGTTATTTTTTTAAAATTATCTAATGACAAACAATTATCTTTAATTTTCATTTAAATGGATCTCCAAGTGCCCATGCTACTAAACTATATCTTGTACCTTTTTCTATTGGGGTAACTTCATGCAATACGTATGAGGGGAAAAATGTTCCTGTATTATATTCTTTTTTCATAAGAATTGGCTCTGCTTCTTTGTGAAAAAGTGTATCACCTCCTTCATAATCATTTGATAACGGTACAATTAATGAAAGTTTTCTACTAGGAAATCCGGCCTTCATATCAGCCGCACCCGCCATATCAATATGCTTATTATAATAATCACCAACATTATATTTTAATATTCCTATATCAGATAGTTCTGTAATTTGAAAATTATAAATTTTATTAGCATCTTCAAAAGATTGGCCTAATTTTTTATTTAAAATTTGTAATCTTAAAAAAAATTGGACAGCTGAAAATTTTATAACTGATACAATTAATGAGATTAAAGAAAAAGTAGGTGATAATGAAGTTATTTGTGGGCTTTCTGGAGGTGTAGACTCTTCTGTCGTAGCTACTTTATTACATAAAGCAATTGGAGAAAAAAGTAAGGCTATTTTTATAGACCATGGATTACTAAGAAAAGATGAAGTTCATGAAGTATTAGTTAATTTGAAGGAAGATTTAGGTATTAATATAAAGTTATTAAACGAATCAAAAAAATTTTTAAAAAAATTATCAGGAATAACTGATCCAGAAGAAAAAAGAAAAATAATTGGAACACAATTTATTCGTTCTTTTGAATCTGCAATAGCAGATTATAAGAAAGTTAAATTTTTAGCACAAGGAACTTTGTATCCAGATGTTATAGAGTCTGGTGGGACTCATAATGGCCCTGCTGTTATAATAAAATCTCATCATAATGTAGGCGGATTACCCAAAGATATGAAATTAGAATTAATTGAACCATTACGTAATTTATTTAAAGATGAAGTAAGAAATGTTGGTAGGAAGCTTGGTTTAACTGATTTTGTTATTAATAGGCATCCATTCCCAGGTCCAGGACTTGCTGTTAGAATTATTGGAAAAATAACTCCTGATAGAATTAAAATTTTACAAGAAGCAGACCATATTTTTATTAGAATATTAAAAGAAACAAAAGAGTATGATAAGATTTGGCAGGCTTTTTGTGTTTTAATACCAATAAAAACTGTTGGAGTAATGGGAGACATGAGAACATATGATAATTTAATAGCATTAAGAGCAGTTACAAGTTTAGATGGAATGACAGCTAATTGGTACAATCTAGACAATAAAATATTAGAAAAATGTTCAAGTGAAATTATTAATAAAGTTAAAGGTATTAATAGGGTTGTATATGATATAACTTCTAAGCCTCCAGGAACAATTGAATGGGAATAAAACAATTTAATTACTCATTTTTTTTTAATCATTCAATTAATGCTCAAATTCAAAACAAAAATTTTCCAATAAAAACTAAAAATAATTTTGCTATTCCTAT